AAGGATGGGGCGAGGTTAAAAAGTATAGTGACAGCCAGCAAAGAGTTGATGATCTGTTTTTTGAATATACAAGACTATTAAAAGCTTTGCAGCCGAAAGTATTCGTTGCTGAGAACGTCAGCGGATTAGTCAAAGGGACTGCAAAAGGATATTTTATCGAGATCCTACGCGCATTGAAATCATGCGGTTATCGAGTGAAAGCGAAGATCTTAAACGCTAAATATCTAGGCATTCCTACATCAAGGGAACGTCTTATTTTTGTTGGTGTACGAAACGATCTTGAGTTAGATCCTGTTTTTCCTAGACCGAAAGACTATATATACACATTAAAAGATGCTCTAGAGGGAGCGGTTTTAACAGATCGAGATTATTACGCTATTCCTAAAGGCGGCAAGTACATGAAGCTGTGGGAGCATTCGAAACGCTTTAAAGGGTATTTCGGTCAAGCTCATAAGCATCTATACGGAAATGAAAATATGATTGCTCATCGTAGAGCAACTTGGAACAGAAGCGCACCGACATTAAAACAGGGTGCTCAAGACATTTATCATCCTGCAGAACCTCGCACATTAACGATTGGAGAAATAAAGCGTATAAGCTCTTTCCCTGATGATTTTGTGTTAACAGGTTCATTTCGTAAAAAGTGGGAGCGAGTTGGACGCGCTGTTCCTCCGTTTATGATGATGGAAGTTGCAAAAGCGATTGAAGAAAAGATTTTATCCAAAGCTTTGCTAGGAGGGAAGATATGAGCAGCAGCTTAGGACATTATCCAAAAGATGATAAATGGAGCTTTGATGAAACAGTGGCTCCAGTATTTGATGATATGCTTTCTCGCTCAATTCCTCAGTATTGGATTATGAGACATGCTGTGAATGATCTTGCTAAACAATTCATTCAAAAAGATACGGACATTATAGATATTGGATGTAGTAGCGGTGGAGCTATAGAATCGCTTGTAAACGATTTTCAAGAGTCTAATAGGTTTATAGGTCTTGAAGTATCCGAAAGCATGTTAGACGAAGCGAGAAAGCGGTTTAAGAGTGAAATAGAAAAAGGATCTGTTGAAATTCGTAAACATGATTTACGAGAAGGCTATCCCGATGCAAAAGCATCTCTTACACTTTCAATTTTGACATTACAATTTACCCCTATCGAATACCGTCAGCAAATCATACAAAGTATTTATGATTCTACGGTAAGCGGTGGGGTTTTTATATGCGTTGAAAAGGTGTTAGGAAATACAGCAAAGCTCAACGATAGCTTAGTAACTAGCTATTACAACATGAAGCGAAATAATGGCTATTCGCAGGAGGAAATTGATCGAAAGCGGTTTTCTCTAGAGGGTGTACTTGTTCCTGTAACTGCGAAATGGAATGAAGAGTTATTGAAGCAAGCTGGCTTTAAACAAGTCGACTGTTTTTGGCGTTGGATGAACTTTGCTGGATGGATTGCTATTAAAGAGTAAGGAGGGTGTAGTCATGGCAAGACCATCAAAGCTTACAAAAGAGATACAAAATCAAATAGTCGTAGCGGTTCGAGCAGGAAATTACATGGAAACTGCAGCGGCTTTTGCTGGAATTAGTAAAGATACGTTTTACAAATGGCTCAAACGTGGAGCGCGTGAAAGACAGCGATTAGACGACAGTACGAACGCAAAACCACGCAAAAAAGAGCTGCCTTTTTTAGAGTTTTCGGACGCGGTTACACGCGCGATATCAGAAGCGGAAGTACGAGACGTTCAAAACATCTCTAAAGCTGGCGAAGCTGGTGATTGGAGAGCGAGTGCATGGAGACTTGCTAGGCGTCATCCTGAACGTTGGGGCAATACAGAAAAAGTACAAGCAAACGTTAATCATAGTGGGGAGGTGGTTGACCGTCATGAGCAACATACAAAAGTCGAAGTTGTCCACAGATTCAAACAATACGCAGACGCAATCGATGAACTTTTACACGAGGAAGAGGAACAAGCTTCAACGCTTGGCAGAGACCGTTTTTGAGAATCCTTACATTCCTCATGATCCGACTGCAAAACAAGCAAAGCTTTTAGTCTGTGAAGCGAGGGAAGCACTTTTCGGTGGAGCTGCTGGCGGTGGTTAAGGTAAGTCAGACGCGTTATTAATGGCTGCTTTACAATACGTTCACGTTCCCGACTATTCAGCAATTATCTTTCGTCGAACATATAAAGACTTGGCGCTTCCGGGGGCCTTAATGGATAGAGCACATGATTGGTTGGATAATACAGACGCAAAATGGAGCGAATCAAGTAAACAATGGAGATTTCCTTCAGGAGCAGTTTTGACATTCGCCTACCTCGCGCATGAGCGAGATAAATATAATTATCAAGGTTCTCATTATCAATTTGCAGGATTTGACGAGCTAACACAATTTGAGGAAGGGTCTTATCGCTATATCTTCTCACGTTTGCGAAGATTAGAAGGCGTTGACATTCCCATTCGTTGTTATTCTGCTTCGAATCCTGGGGGAATAGGCCATATTTGGGCAAAGCAACGTTTTCTCGTAGAAGGAAAAGAAAAAAAGCGCATGTTCATCCCTTCAAAGCTCGAAGATAATCCGTATTTAGATACTGCAGAATACGAAGAGAGTTTAAAAGAGCTGCCAGAACTTGAGAGAGCGCAGCTGAGATACGGGGATTGGGATGCAATGCCTGACGGTGAAATGTTCAAGCGCAACTGGTTTCAAATCGTTGACGATTATCCATCGGATGCAAAAGTGCTGCGCTATTGGGATTTAGCAGCAACTAAACCAAACGAAAACAATGACAATCCTGATTGGACTGCAGGGGTAAAAATCGCGGTGAAGGACGGGCGCTATTGGATCATTGACGTTAAACGAACGAGAGATACCCCTTTAAGTGTTGAAAAGCTTATCAGACAAACTGCAGAGTTAGACGGAATCGAAGTTGCTGTTTACATGGAACAAGAGGGCGGCTCCAGCGGTGTTAACAATATAGATCATTACAGACGCAAAATCTTAAATGGTTTTGCTTTTTATGCTGATAAACCGACAGGAAGCAAAGAAGCAAGAGCCAAGCCTTTGTCTTCTGCAGCTCAAGCAGGAAACGTTTTTCTTGTCAAGGGCGCTTGGATTAGCGATTTTCTAGATGAAATCGTAACTTTCCCACAAAAAGGCTTTAAGAAAGACCAAGTGGACGCAGCATCTGCAGGATATAACTTGCTACATGAAATAAAAGAACAAAAACATGCTGTCAAACCTACGATTGGTAGCTTGAAACGAAAGTAGGGGGAGGTGAATGAATTGGCATTTTGGGATTGGCTTTCTTTTAACAAGAAACGAATCGATTATGATGTAGAGCAAATTGTAAGATCTGCAGCAAGATCTTCTCTCATGTCAAATGTAAGACAGAGAGAGACGCAGGAACGCTGGCAGCAGCAGTTTCGTTGGTATGAGGACGGTATTGTAACAAGGGATGAATTACGTTCTAAAAATGTTATGGATAGCTTGAAAATCATTAGAGATCTATCGCCCGATGCTTCGATGTCCGTATGGAATCTGTTGCGTCTCGCTAACTCTGGCCATGAAGTAGAAGTACAAAAGCCAAGCGGTGCAGTCGATAAAAGAGCAACAGATTTGTTGAATGAATACGCAAAGAACGTTGCAAAGATATATGGCGGTGGCGTTGATCAATTAATTAACGTCTTGTTATTAACAAGTTATACACAAGGGGCAATAGCTTTAGAAGTTGAGCTTTCCGAAAATATAAAAGACGTAGTTGATTTTCATGCAGTCGATCCGAGCACGTTAGATTTTAGACGAAATAAAGAAACAGGCGAGCTTGATCTAGTACAAAAGCAGTCAGACGGAACATACAAAGTTTTGAATCGTGAAACAGTGTTCTACCAGCCTTTTGATTCAGATATTGGGGACCCGTTTGGAAGATCCCCTATTTTACCCGTGTTACAAATTATCTTCTTTCAAACTCAAGTTTTAAAGGATCTGCAGCGTGTCGTTCACCATCAAGGACACCCACGCTACGACATTAAGGTTGTAGAGGAAGCGATCATAGAGAACATGCCTGACTATATTAAAAATCAAGGCCCTGATGCAGTACGAGAATTTGTGCAAGGATATATCGAGGACGTTCAAAATCAGATGAACAATCTTGAACCTGATTCAGATTTCTTTCATACAGACAGCATAGAGGTCGATCTTGCTGGCGGTGCTACTGGTCAAATGGTCGATGTACAGCGTCTAATGTCTGTTATTAATCAGCAGATTGTAGTTTCTTTGAAACAGCTTCCTATACTGCTAGGACGCAATGAGTCGACGACAGAGACACATGGATCTATTCAGTGGCAAATATATGTCAAAGGGATCGAAAGCATTCAGAGAGGCGTAAAACGATTGTTAGAACGTGCCTATAATGTTGTGCTGCAGATTCATGGAATTCAAGGTTCAGCTCATTTAACATTTGACGAGCTTCAAACTAGCGATAGAAAAGCAGATGCAGAAGCCGAAAGCATTGAAACGTCCACAAAGATTATGCAATACAATCAAGGTTGGATCGATAATGACGAAGCTGCTATGGAAATGGTCGGGCATCCTGCAGTCGATGAGCCGAAACAAATCACGCAGCAAGCAACGCCTGTAGCAATAGAACAAGACGAAGATCAAACAGATCAAGCAGATACGGAGAATGATCAAGAGGATCAAT